GTCACCCAATCAGGGATTGACGTCCACACGTAAACGTCACCTTCCTGCAGCCGCTGCGCCCATTCGCGCGGATCGCGCAGCGACTTGTCCCAAAAGTCTTTCCCCTCATTCAGGGATCGATTGTTCGACCGCTTGCCCTTCGTCGCGGCAACGATCGCGTCGACCACCGATTGCGGAATGTTCGACGTGTCCAGCGGGTTCTTGATCGACAGGTACACCGGGATCACGCCCGCGCGCGTCATGTTCGGATCGTGATCTTCGACAGGCAGCGTCAGGCCGGCAGTTCGCAGGACTTCGAAGAATTTTTCCTCTTGCCCGAACAGCGCTCCGGAATTCAGCCAGCTTTCGACCAGCGCTTGAAAGTGATTTCCGCGCGCCTGCTTCAATTCATAGTCGTAACTGCCGATGCCGTTGGTTTCCCCCTCCGGCGCGAGGATGATGTTATTTTGATCGTCCATTGTGACGCGGCCAGCCAGCGACGCCACGCGCGCGCGTTCCTCTTGCGGGATGCCGTACCATGCCGACGGAAGCGGCCGAGCATTGCGCTCGCGATAGACCTTGATCCGAAACCATTCGCCATAACCGCCATCGTCCGGCAGCGACGTGTCGCCCTTCTTTGTCGAATAGGACGAAGCGAGCGCCGGGTCATTCGTGAAGAATGCCATAGGCCCGGAGGTCGCGCGCTTCTTGTCGAATTTCTTGCGCGCCTCGATCCGATCGACGCGGGCCGAGCCGTGATAAACGACGAGCGGATTGCCGTCCGCGTCGACCACCTTGCTATCGCCGAACCACGCATCGAATGGCTTCTTGCCCGGCGTGTCGATTGCCAGCGTGCCGGCGTCGAATGCGTCGCCAGCGACTTCCGATCGCGCGATCAAGACCTGCTGTTGATTATAGGGCGTGTCCTGCGAATAGTTTGGCGGGATATCGCGTCGCTGTTGCTCATCGAAATCTTGACGCGTCTGGACGTTGCGCGCCTCCACTTCGCCGGCCAGCCGTCTGTAGTATTCGTATTTCGCCGCCGTCACCATTTGCGCGTGTTCGATCCGGAGCGCCCGTTCGACGCCGTCAAGGTCACGCTGCAGCCGATTGCGATCGTCGTTGCTTGTCGCGCTATCGAGTTCGGTGGCGGTCGCCTCCCATTCCGCAGTCAGCTTGGCCGCTCGCGCCTTGTGATATTCGACGCGCTCACCCTCATAGAGTTCGCCCATCGACGTGTTGCCGCCCGGCGCAAACCCCTCGATCGACTGGATTGCATGGGCGATTTCATGCAGCAGCGTCGACAGCGCTTTGTCTTTCGGAAGCTTTTGGCTCAGGGCGATATGGCTTTTGTCCGGATAGAACGTGCCATTAGCCCGGCCGAGCAGCATTCCGTTGTCGACTTCGACCGTGATTTCTCGCAGCGACGGATAGGCCGCAAACAGCTTGTCATGCTTGAGCAGCATGCTCAGTTTGTAGTCCTTGCCCGTCTCAAGCATTTCCCACTGTGCGGCGAACGACGCCTCATTGTCGGCAATCTCGAAACGCCACGCGCCATCAGCGCCTTTGAAAAATCCAGTCTGGTCGAAGATATCGCCGGCAAGCTCACCGCGCAGGTCCATCGCCCGCGCCTCAGTCAGCTTTGCATTGTTGAGCCCGAACGCGAATTGCCCGGCAAACTGGAATAGATCGCCCTCTTGCGGCTGACCGGCGGCAGCCGCCGCAATTTGCGCGCGGATCGTTTCATTGTCGGCACTGATATCGATGCCGAGTTCGGCGAGCATGTCCGTCGTTTGCGCGATCGACGCCAGGAACGATTGCGGTTCGGACGCGAGACGCGGCGAATAAGTATCGCGTGACAGCGCTTCCATGAATTCATTCAGGCCGATTTCAGCGTCCGGCCCGAGGTCATCGAAAAAGCCTTCCTCCCGCGCCGCCTGTATCGTGCCGTCAATCTGATAGTTCGCAAGCGCCTGCAGCCGTTCGCGTCGCGCGCGCCCGCTCACCACGCGGCCCGTCTTGGGATCGACGCGCGCAATGTATTGCTGCATTCCGGCCGACGTCAGTTCGGACGCCGTTTCATCGCCGACGATGCCGCCGCGGCGTTTCAGCCATTCGCCGAGTGTCGGCCCTTTCGCACGCTGGACCGCCAGTTCGGCTTGGCCGGACTTGCCGGCGCGGATCGCATCTAGCACCAGGTCGAATTCGGTCCGCTTCTGATACGGGACGGCGTCCGGCATTTCGCGCTGCATGCGGAAGCCGTAGGGCGCGAACATCGAAAAGGCGTCCTCTCCGTCGCCCCATCGCTTCGCCAGCGTGCCGAAAAAAAACTGATACATATTCGCGTGATCATTCGCGACCGTCGGAGAGTTTCCCGTGCGGATCGATTGTTCGCGCACGAAATCATAAACGCGCGCCTCCGGCCCCATCTTCTCCCGTTCGGCCCGCAGCGCTTCGACGTCCATATCGAACATCGACTGACGAACCTCTTGCACCGCTTCGTTAAACTTGCGCGCTTGCGAGATTGTGACGCCATCCGGCGACAGCCGCATGTTCGGCAAGATCGCTTCCGCAAGTTCGGTCCGCGCCAGGTGGGCGTAGAATTCCGACGTCGACATTTCGAAATCGCCGCCGGTCGCGGTGCTTTCCGCGAGCCGCGCCGTGAAGCCGGGCATAGCTTGCTCAAGCTCAGGATGCGACTGGAACAATTCGCGCGCCTGTTCCGCCGGGATGAATATCCGATCGAAAGAGCCGCCAGCTTCGGTCAGCTTGTCGATCGCTTCTTTTGCCCGGTCCGGACTGCGATCAATGAGCGCCGAATTATCCTTGGCATTCTCAATCAGATCGCGGACGGATTGCTCGACCCGCGACGCGCGCCGTGCCATTTGGATATCGCGAACGAAACGCGGCGAGGCATACAACGGCCCGAGGATGATTTGCGCCTTGGCCGTGTCGACCATCGCATCGCGCACGCGACCGGCAATGTCGCCGAGCGACGCGCGTTCGACGTCCTTGCCACCGAGCGCTTTCACGAGTTCGCCGCCGATCGCCGGGGCAAATTCCTGCAGGCCTTCGGTGCCGGTCTCCACAGCGACAGACTTCGCCACGTTCGCGCCGAGCCCGACGAGCGCACGCTGCACCGTCCGATCCTTGATCGCTTCCGCCACGCCCTCACGCACGGCCGAGCGGAACAGGCGATCGACGCCGGGGATAAGCCCGACCGTATATTTCAAGCCGACCAATTCCAGCGAGCCGTTGACCAGGCCGACGACTTGCGCGGCACGACGGGCGACAGGCTCATCGATACCGGTGCCGTCGCTGTTTTTGAAATTGAGGAATTCGTTATAGGCCGCGCCGCCTTCCAGAGCAGCCGACGCCATGAAGCCCTTGTAAACCGCGCCGACCGGAGCCGCGAGCGCCGCGCCCGTGATCGCGCCAGCCTCATCGCCAATCAGAGCGCCGGCAGCCGCGCCGGCCGTGGCCCCGCCGAGGCCGCCCTTGATCGTTTCCGTTATCGTGTATGCCATATTCGGCAACTGCTGCACGGCCAGCGTCCAAGCCTCATCGAGAATGCCGTCCGCGCCGAATGTGCGCTTGCCTTCCGCAAGCTGTTCCTCATTCAGCTTGTTCGCTTCGGCGATCATTTCCGGCGTCGCTTCGCCGTTCATTTGCGCCCACCGCAGCGAATTCAGGCGGACGTCGCGCTTGCCTTCTTTCCACGCCGCGCCGGCCGCCGACGTCAACCACGAGACGCCGTCCAGCTTTTTCAGTTCATCGAATTTGACGACGTTCCCGTTGTCCTTTTCAGCGAACCATTCGGCCAGCTTCGGATTGCCCTCCAGGATTTTCCGCGTCTCAGCGACGCGTTGCGCGCGCGCGAGTTCGCCGTCGTTATCGTTCAGGGCTTGATCGAGTGGCACGCCGACGTTGAACGCCACCCGTTGCGCGTCGATATAGCGCTCAGGATCGATGCGGCCGGCGACTTTCAGGGCTTGATCGACGCGCGCCGTTTCCTCATTTGCCATTTCCGTGGCGATCGCGTCGTAAGGGTTTGCGTCCGTCAGGCCCATGTCGGGCTTGGGCGCTTGCGTCACGCCGTCGAAGCCGTCCGGCTCAGGCGAAGCCGGATCGGCCAGGTAATCATAGACGCCCATCAATAGCCCCTTGGCAGATAGCGCAGGACATGCGCGCTGTACGCCCGCTGTATCTCAGTAGCCGTCGGGGCGCGACCATATTTTTTGGTCAGAGCCGAGACGATTTCCCGACGATCCTCCGGCGGGGGATCGCTCAGGCCGCCGATTTGCGCGCGCCGAGCCGCATTGTATAGCTCGACCGCCTTATCTTCTTTCGGCAACTGCCCGCGTTCGCGCGTATAGGCGTCCTTGAGAAAGACCAGATCGGCCGGCGGGACTTCCGTCAGCTTGGCGACAGGCGTGAATTTGTCCGCCTCGACCTTTTCGCCAATGCCGCGCTTCACCGCATTGTCGGACGCCGACCCGAGTTCGAACGCATAATAATTGCCAGTCCCGATGTTGGGCCGATCGATGCTTGTAGGCGTCATCAGCCGGTCGACTTCCGCGCGGATTTCATCCGATCGCGGCGCGCGCTTATTCGCTTGTGCGAATGACGTGATGAATTGATCGACGCGAGCCTGCAGCATGCCGGCGCGCTTGGCGTTCTCCGGCTTGCCTTCCATCTTGGCGAAGTCAGAGCCGGCAATGGCGGACCGGACAATTTCGTTGCGCGTCTGCGTACCGGCGACGTCGCCGCTGGCAAAGCCTCGATCAGCCTTGTCGATATCGGCCTTGCGCTTGGCAAACTCTTTCAATTCCGTCGGGCCGAGATACGGGATCAATTCCTCGACCGTCGTCTTGCGAACGCCGTCGTCATCCATAGCGGCGACGCGCGCATAGACAGCATAATCGGTTTCAATCTTCTGGCCTTTCGACCGCCGTTCCTCAAACCGTTCCATGGCCGGCACAGCTTGCGGCGCGCGCGTGTAAAGGTTCGTCACCATTTCCGGCGGCATGTCCGCGATCGAGCCGCCCTTCGCTACATGCGACCATGCGCCTTTCAGCACTTCTTGATCGCGCTGTTTCTCGATCCGGTCGCGGCGGTTAGCCTCGACGATCAGGCCTTGGCGCACGCGCGTCAGCACGTCCGGCCGATCGCCGAACCTTGCATCCGCTTCCGCAAGTTCGGCTTCCAGATCGAATTTTTGCGGGTTGACCGCAGTCTGCGCCAGGCGCGGCGCGGACGCGTCCGCCGCTTGAGCCCATGCCGGCGCGGTGCCCCACGATCGCGCCGCGCCCGTATCAAGATGCAGATGCCCGCCCTTGCCTTCATAGTAACCGATGCCCGTAAAACCGAGTTCTTTCGCCATCGAAAGAAACCGCTTCTTTTCGTCGTCGGTCAGGTTTTGCACTTGGAAATCGAACGCGCGCCCCTGCGTATGCTGCGAGCCCGGCGCGCCCGGATTGTCCTCCGGATCGCGAGCCCCGCGACGCCGGCCCTGCGATGAAATGCTGACACCGAACGGTGTCGGCACGTTCGCCTTTGCGTCGTCATTGATGCCGACCCGCTTTCCGGTTTCCTCAAAAAACCGGCGACCGAGTTCATCCGCCATCTTCGCCGCGCGCGCGTCGACAAACACGTTCGCGTCGTTTGGCGGCAGCATGTCTTGCGGCTTGTAGAATGACAGCGACCAATTATCGCGCGTCATTCGTTGGCCGGCAGGCGGGAGCCCACCCATGCGGATTTCCGCAGCCGGCGAGATTGGCGGATCAAGCGGTTTGTTGCCGCCGGCCCGATCGCCGTACCGGCCTTGCACCGTTTCGACGAATGCCTTTGTCTTGTCGCCGTCAGGGATCGCGGCATAGTCGCGGCCGGACGCGAGCCATTTCGTCGCCGCGTCGTCGCCATGTGTCGCCGCGACCACCGCCGCAGGAATATCGCCCTCGTACCGCTGCAGCGACGTTTGCAACAATTCCGTCGTCAGCTTGGTACCTGTAGGCGTTTCCAGATTTTCCGTCACGACGCCGAGCGCCCGCGCGGGCGCGCTGATAGACGTCCGCTGGCGAACGTACTCATTCGCTTGCGCGCGCTCATACGGGACTTCAAGAAGCTTCTGGATTTTCACATGATCGCCGCCGTCGAAGCTATTGGCGTTCGCCTTGTAATACTCCATGGCCTTGATCGGATCGCTTACCGCCATGCGCTGGACGATACCGGAATGCACAGCGCTCGACGCTTGCCGCAGCTTCGCCTCGACCATTTCAGGAGGATCGCCGGCAGCGTTCGCGAGGATCGCGCGGCGCACCGTGCCGATCGAGCGCTCGACAAATTCCGGATCGAGATAGTTGTTCGCCGCGTCCGCCGCCGCCGTGGCGATCAGGCCTTTCTCGGTTTCGTCGCGGAAGCCTTTGCGCTGCTGCAACTCATACCGCGCCGTCGCGTCGCCGAGCGATCGCGAGTGTGACGACCACAGCTTTTCAAACGCCTCGCCCGCGCGCCGGCCGTATTGGTCGACCAGCGTCCGCTTGGCATTCTCACCGGTCGCGAGCGCCCAATCGTCCCACTCTTTCGACGCGCCCATGGCCTGCGATCCGGACCGCTTCATAATCGCGTCGTCGTCGTCGTACATTTTTTTGCGCGCTTGGGCCGCCGCATCGTTAAACCACTTGAGCGCATTCTGCGCCTGCTGTTCCTCGTACAGCTTGGCCGAGACTTGCGCGACGTCGCCCAGGCCGACGCCAAACTGCTGCAGCGCCCGACCCATGCTTGCGCCGAACGCGTCCGCGTTCATGCCTTCCGCCGATAGCCGGGTACCCGGAAGCGGCTGGACGTCGACAGTGGGGTTGAATACGCGGGGGACTATGACAGCCATCAGGAAAGCCTATACCAGTAATCCGCGACCTTAGCGCCGGTCGACAGGAGGGTTGAAGCCGGGGCAACATACTTGGCCGTGTCCAGATAGTCGGATTGCATCCGGAGCCCGGCCGCTTGCGCCGAGAAGTTCATGCCTTGCGTCTGGTACCCGATCGCCTCCCGTTCGGCATTCACCAGCCGGTTCTTGACGTCCATTTCGGTAAAGGCCGCCGTGTCCGAAATCACGTCCAGCGGCGAGCCGAATGACAGCGAGATATTGTTGGCGGCGAAGCCGGCCTTTTGCTTGCCCATGATTTGATCGCCCTTGCGATAGATCGCAGAGACGTCCGATCGGCCGCGCTCGATCGCGTCCTTTGCGGCACGAGCGGCGAGCGTGGCGTTCATTTCGGCAATGCCGGCAGAGTAATCGGCCGAGGCTTGTTGCGCCGAGGCTTGGCTATAACTGCCGAACGCCGACGCAGCGCCGCCGATTAGCGTCGTGCCCAAAGCTGCTGCAGGCGTACACATTATGGCGCACTCCAATGGAAATGGTGGAACGGGCGAAGCAACGCCCCATATGGCACAGGTTTCTCAATCGTGAAACCGAGCCAGCGCAGCCACATGATTGCCGGCCCGTTCCGCGCGTCGACATAGTTCGCCAGATCAGTGAATTCGGCGCGCCACCGGCCGACCATCTTGCGCGAGGTCCGCAGGAACGCCGCCCGGTTCGCCGGTATCCGGTCCGTTCCGATCAGCCAGGGCGCGCCGATATCCGGCGCGAGCGGCGTCGAATGAACGCCGAACAGACACAGCATCGTGTCACCGACACAGCCGGCAATGACTTGCGACGCCATTTCGACCGATCGACGAATGCCCTCATCCGCCTCGCACCCGAACGTCGCGACGATTTCGCGCGCGTCGCGCGCCGCGACATTCGCAATCAGATCGTCGACGTCGGCATGTTCGGCCGTCCGTAGGACAACGCTATTTTCCGCCTTGAGCATGGATAGGCACCACTCCGGAGACGTTGAGCGGCAACGGCAGCCGTTGCCGAATGTAGAGCTTTGCGGCCGGCGACCACGAGCCATAGATTTTCAGGTCTAAATCCTCAGTATAGAGCTTCGCCGGTTCGCCCCATCGTTCGGCCGTCCGCGCCTTCGGCGACACATAGCGCACGCCATCGCCCGAGACTTCGAAGCCCCGGCTTTCGACGACGCGGATCGCGAGGCTTGAGACGTCTTTCGGCACGCCGACGGATCGCAAGTCTTGCGTCTCAAGCGCCAGCGTTTCGATTTCAGTCTGGTACGAAAGGCCCAGGTGGACGCGGCCGGCCTTGAACGGCAGCGTCACCGCGCCGCCTGTGACGACAAGCCCCTCGACAACGTTGCCGTCCGCCAGGCCGGAAACCGTCTCACCTTCCAAGTGATCGATGCCGGACATAGCCGAGACCTTTTTCCGCAGGATGATGTTTGGCACGAATTTGAGCCAGCCCACCGGGAGCCGCACATAATTGCCATCCCCATCTTTCAGCGAAACGGTATCGGTCGCCTTGTCGGAAATGACGTATTCGCCGGCAAGGAATTCGCCATCGGGTCCGGTCGCAGTCACGACGTCGACCGTGTCGCCGTTAGTGAAGGTGTTCGCAACCGCGTTGAAGATCGCGCGCGTTCCGTTGTCGCGATTATTGATCGTGACCGACACAGGGTTATCGTAAGACAGCGCACAGTCGACGCCGACGAAATCGCGAACGTCAGTAAAGCGGCGCGGCGTCAGGCGCTCAATGAAGCGCCGCCACGCGCCATTGATGTATCGATTGACGCGCAGATAGACCATCGATTGCCCGTTCTCAGGCACGACGGCGACGCCCTTCACAATGCCGCGCGTCTTGTGTTCGGTCCACGCGATAACCTTTTCCTCCTTCATATAGGTCAGGGTCAGCATCGTGCCGTCGGTCATCACGACCCACACAACCGAATGCGGGAATGGAGCGTATTCCCAATCTTTGATTTTTCGTGTCTGGAAATAGTGTTGCACCAGGACGCTGATATCGTCCGCCGTCAGTGTCGAAATGTTCGCCTGATACGCCAGATCGCGCACCGCGCCGCCCATGTCCTGAATGAACAGGATGCGTTCGCCAATCTGCAGCGGCGAGATATCGGCCGAGCCGTAGTTCGATAGCGGCTTTGCGGCGATCGACGACGGCGTGACGATGCCGTTGTCCGGTCCCGTGATCCGCCATTCGCCGCTTTTCGTGAACACGAGCAGATCGTCCAGCGGCACGACATGCAGAATTTTTTGCTGCTGACGAGCGGCGATTGCGAAGATCACGGCATCGGTGTCGACGACGGGCGTCGAAATCGCGAGCGAGTTCGGGTTGCCGGTCCGCGATAGCCACATCGATTGCGGATTGTCGATCGTGCCGGCAATGACGCGACGCTGCTGAAAATAGCCCGTTTCGCGCGGGTAATTGTTCGGGCCGAACGGATTGTCATCCGAGCCATAGAACGGCTTACGCGCAGTCGACGGCGGCACGTTGCCGCCCGTGTTGCCGACGTGATTATAGGCGGAATTCGCGCCTGTCACCGATGCGATCCAGCGCAGATCGGCAGAGTTCGCCGTCGGCGATCGATAGATATTATACACCTCCGGCGTGACCGTGAGCTTATTCCATTTCAACTGCACGCCGCCGCGAGGCGTACCAAGCTGATAATCGGACGTCGCCTTGATCATGTTTGTCGGCACGCTTTCGCTTGTGCCATCCGACGTTCCGGCCGACACCGCAAACCAATAGGTCAGCTTTGTCGTCGTGCCGTTCCAGTCTGTCCGGTTCGCAAGCGAAAAGTTCGACGGCGTGTTGAACGCCGAGCCCCAGGCGACGGGCTCCATTTTCCAATCGTGATGATCGTATCGCGTCAGGTTTTGCATTTCGTAACCCGGATGCGAAATCGTCAACACGTCATTCGACTGATCGTAGTGCAGCGCCTCGACGTCCGCCGCGCTGTACGGCGTGATCACGCGCACCGCGTTGCCGGCAAACGGATGCCCGGCCGGATAAAGAACCTTGGCACCGTTGCGCCAGAATTCCATATAGCGGTGCCCGAGTTCCAGAATGTAAGTGTCATCGGTCGACGCAATGAATTCGATGATCGCCACGTCGTCCGCAGACGTGTCCGTTGCCTGTTCCGTCATATAGATCGAGGCGACGTTTATTTGGTTGCTTGCGCCATCGTGCGACACGCGCACCCACCAATGGGTATATGCGACATTCGACGGGAACGTTGCGGTTTTCGGCGACACGCTTTCGTTCAACGTGTCGACCGACGGCTCAAACGTGAAGATCGCGACCCCGTCCGTGGCATAGTTCGACGGCAGCGAGTTCGACGCGCGGACTTGCACCGTAACGTTCGGATTGATCGTCGACACATACCCTTGATCGGACGATCCGAAGATACGGACGCTTTCGATTTTCTTGGCGACAGGGAACGCGACGCCGAGTGACATGCTTGCGGCCGACGTTTTGCGCGCGCAATTTGCCGCCGTCAGCACGTCCTCATTGTTGTACCACGCCGTCGCGCCGTTTGTTTGATCGCCGAATTTCGTTCCGACCGTCAGCAGGTCGACGGCCAGGTTCGATCGGCCGCCGGTCGCGCCGATGAAATACGAGCCCGATCGATTGACCGCGCCGCCGGTCCGCTCGATGAACGCGTTCACCGCGCGCGCGAGCGATACTTGGTATTTCTGCAGATCGGGACGTTGCGCCACGGCCGGCGAAACGACGCCGCCGCCGAATGACGTTTGAACGGATTTAATCAGTTCCATTATGGGTACTCAGTCCCCCATTCGGTCGCGACAGGCGGCAGGCCGGACGGCGTTGCGCCGTCGCGATCCTTGATCCAATCCGGGTCCGTCTTGAGCAGCGTCGCCTCGTCGCCTTCCTCGTTGGCCGAGATTGTCGACGCCGTCTTGATCGCATTGATGAAGCCGCGCTCGCAGAATTCCTTGAGCTTGGCGTCTTTCGTCAGTGGCATGACAATCAGACGGGCCAACGACCAGCCGGCGACTTCGACGAATGACGGCGTGTAAAGCGTTTCGTTACCAGGCCGGACGGTGCAGACAAACCGCGCGCCCCTGCGATTGGTGAAGATCACCCGGCCGCCGCCGTCCGCCGTCATCCCGAGCGTGAATTCTTGATTGCTTTCGGACGCCGCGTCTTTCGCGATCCGGCGCACCGCAATCGCCAGCGCCGGGTATGCGTAGGCGTATGACCAGCCGGCGAGGCCTTCCGTCGGCACGACATTGCCGACAATGTATGCGCGGGCGAACGGCCAATCATATGCCTCAAGCGCCAAGTCGATCGCGTGCAGATAGTGGCGCGAGCAAGTATTCGCCGGCTTGTCGCCGCCCGTCAGCGTCTCGATTTCATCTTGCCCGATATGGCCGAGCGCCAGATTGGCAATGTAGGTTTTCAGGACTGACATGCTTCACCCGAATAAGAGAAAGGGCCGGGGCAACGTACCCCGACCCCCTCCGGCCGTCCACTCTCACGCGCAGCAGGTTCGATTATTCGTCGTCGTCGTCCAGCCCGGCCGCGACACGTTGCGCGCGTTCGCGGTCGGCATCGAATTCACGCATCCGTTTCAGATCGGACGGCGCAACCTTTTCCAGCGTCCGGCCGATCGTGCCGACATAGCCCGTGATGATAGCGCCGGGCTCATACATCACATCGTTGTAGTACGTTTTCGCCTTCACCCGAACAGGCGTCGGGGTGTCGACGGTCTCGTACTTCTTGCGGGCCGGGAACTTGCCGCCGGGGATGCGGCCGATGTTCTCCGGATCGGCCGGCGCAGACAGATCGCCGGGCAGCGGATCAATCACGGTCCGAACCGACTGAGCTTCCGGGGCGCGCGTGACGTCCAGGTAGCGCGGCTGTTCGCGCGCGGTTTCCGGCAGCCGATCGTGATGCGGCTGGCTGGACTTGTCGCCGGACGGAATGCCGCCGGCAACGCCGCGATCGACACCGTCATCGGGCGCATTGGTCGCAGTCACTTCCTTGCCGATCGTGTCGTCAGTGGAGGCAGCCGAGCCGGCCGCCGTAGCTTTCTGAGTTCGCTTTGCCATGGTGGGCAAACCTCAATTCACGTTGCGGGAGGGTGGACATTCCGCGCTTACGCGCGGAATGCAGTCTGCCGTGCGGTCGCTTGATCGCAGGAAATCTTGCCGGCCGTCATCGGGCCGGTCGCGACCACATAGTTCACGTCGACGTAGCGACGCGACCCCATCGGGATACGCGGCCGATACGACAGGCGCGCGCCGGCAGTCAGAGCCGCGAGCGCATACGTCTCGGAGCTTTCATGCACGACGGGCGACGACATATCAGAGTTCGCCGAGCTTCGAAGCTGGATCGTCAGGGTTGCAGCGCCGCCGGCCGTGAACGTCTCCTGAATGGTGAAAACCAGTTCAGGCATCTGCGGACTATCGGAGCCGGCGACGGCATTCGGGCCGCCGGGAGGGCCTTGATCGATCGTGTTCGTCGACTTGGCGGTAACAGTGACGGCTTGCACCGCCGACAACTGGCCTTCTTTATCGAGCAACATTTTTGCAGTTCTCCGGTTTGACCGATTGCGAAACGCGCGCCGTTAGACGACGCGCGCCTCTGCGTTGATGATCGCGTCGGTTCGACGGAACGGCGCGCCGTTGTAATCCATGAACGGCTTACCGTTCACCGTGGTTTCGGTCAGGTTGTTCGACACCTGCGCAAGGATCGACTTGCGGAGCGCCGAGCGAACCGTCTTGTTGCCGTACCATACCTTGGTGCCGGCCTGCTGTTCCGGCAGCGCTTCCTCAGCATCGATCATAAGGCTGATCAACGCCTTGAGATAGTTCGCGTCCGAGGACAGGTTCGACACGTCGATGTTCGCGATCCGGATATTCTGCCGCCAGTCGCGGACAGTCAGGCCTAAATGCCATTCGACATAGGTCCGATAGCCCTGAAACTGGCCGCCGTTCGCATCGAGCAGCGTCACCTCACCGAGGTCGCGATGATCGAAGCCGGCATTGACGCCCTCCGGCACAATGCCATGCGTGGCGAGTTCGCCCCACGACACGAGCCAGATCGACGTGTTGTCCGAACCGGTGCCGCCCGCGTCGATGATCGACGCGCCGGACGGTGCCGACAACTGCGAATAGCGCGGAGCCAGCCCGAGGAAGCGTTCCGGGTTGACGTCAGTGTTGCCGTAGAACAGCGTTTCCGCCATCTGCTGCGTCATGCCCTCGCGGACCGCGCCATCTTCCGTGTTGCGGAAGCGGTTCACGTTTCCGGACAGATCGGCCAAAGTCTTGTCGACTTCCATGTAGGCCGCCAGCATGCCGGTGGTGTCGCGGACCTGCACCGTGCGGGATTTCACACGCGGCACGCCATAGTTCAGCATGCGCCATGCAGCTTGGGGGATACCCGATCGGACGGTGGTCCGGTGGCCGGTGCCATCGTTCGCGGTCTGGATTTGCAAGTCCTGCATGACCGCGTTGTTTGCCATCATCACTTCGATGATGTTCGCGATCGCGCCGTTTTTGTCCATGCGCGAAGCGAGGTCGACATAGGTCGGAAGCGTGGTGCCGATAACGGCAGCGCCGTACATGGTCACATCGCCGCCGGACGTATAGCCGAGATAGACAACGATCGCGGCCATCGACGCGAGGAATGCCATCCGGGCCAGAGTTTTCAAGATCGGCATAGGTGCTTTCTCCGAAGCAACGGGAATAAATTCAGCAATTCGCCCACTATGCGGGTACCCTCATCCCGTCAAGCGTTTATTTTTTGCCACGGAAACCCGCGTCTCTTGCCACCATGCCACGAATAAAAAGAACCGCTTGGCGGGTCTGCCAAGCGGTCCAGTAAAAACGCGTCAACGGGAGGAACGTGTTGACGCGCTATTTCTTGCGGCCGAGCCCCGCCGTTTTCGGGTACATCGCGGCCAGCCTCGCATCTTCGCCGCCGTCGTTGCCGCCGCCGTTGCCGCCCTTGCTGGCCGTATCGGGTTCGCCGAGGACTTTGCCGATGCGGGCGAACGCCCGGATGAATTCCGGATGATTGCCCAGGCCCGTCTTGTGCAGCATCACCCGCAGCGCCTTTGAGCCGATGCCGCCTTTATCGGGATCGGCGAGCGCGATGTTCGCCGACTTGAGCGAGGCTTCCAGCGCAGCGCCGCCAATCTCGGTATCCATGCGCGCGCTATCCTCCCACGCCTTCCATGTGTCTTGCATGGTTTGGGCGTACTGGCCCATCCGTTCGACTTCGAAATCGACCAGTTTTTGCGCTTGCTCTTGCGTCAGGTCGAGCGCCTTGGCGATCGGCAGAAAGGCCTCAAGCGCTTTTTCATCCGCCTTCATGCCGTCCGGCAGCGTGAAAGCCTCATATTTTTCCGGCGCTTTCGGCTTGGGATCGCCCTTGTCATCGCCGTCGCCGTCGCCGTCGCCGTCACCGTCCGCGTCGTCGTCGCCGCCAATCAGGGTTTTCGATTTCTTGTCGTCGCCGCCCTTATCGTCAGCGCCTTTCCCCTTGTCGTCAGCGCCGCCCTTACCATCCGCGCCCGTCTTGTCGCCGCCCTTGCCAGTGTCGGCACCTTTTCCGTCGCCGGCACCAGCGCCGCCCTTATCACCACCGCCGCCGTCACCGCCACCTGATCCGCCACCGCCGCCGCCCTCGCCTTCATACGGCACGAAATGCGCCGCGCCGCACATGAGCGCGCGGCGTCTCTGTTCCCAAGTCATTCGCCTTGCTCCTTGTTGCCCGAATTCTCTTTCACCATAAGCCAGAAGCGATCGGGTACCGCTTCCAGGATTTCAGCTTGCACCATGAGCCCAAATTTTCGGAAGCCTTCATTGTGCGCCGTGACGTCCGGCATGCCGGCAGCGAAGGACGTCCGGAAAATTCCAGCCTCACCGAGCCAGCGCCATGCCAGCGCCCGGCCGAGCTTTGTCGACATGAGCGCCGTGATTTGCGCGTTGCGTTCGGCCGCGATGCGCTTTTCCTCCGCACGTTCCTTTGCCGTCGGCTTCCGCGCGCCGCCGGCCGCATAATGCGGATCATCCGCATACAGGTCATCACTCATTGAACGGCACCGCCGGCCGAGAAGCCGCCGCTATCGAGGATGCGAGACAGCGCGCTATCGGCCCCGAGGTCGGTTTCGCTCAAGACCTTCGCAGCCTGTGCGCCCTGCAGCGCGGCCGGAGCCGCAGCCGCCGCAGCTTGCGCCGCCTGCTGTTGAGCGCGAGCGGCGCGCGTCTTGCGGACTTCCTCATCGCCGACGATGATTGACGGATCGATACCGATATTGTCGCCGTACACATCGAGCGCTTGATCGAAATCGACTTTGTCCAGAACGTCCGGCTTGCCTGCAGCCAGGTTGCCGACGAAGCCGAAAAACTTTTCGGTCGCGCCGGTCGACACCGCCCGTTGCGCTTGAGCAAGCAACGAAATGTATTCGATTTTCACCGGCACATTCTGCAGTTCTTGCGGCGGTTCGGGTATCAGGCCCGCTCGATCCATGATCGCATAGGTTCGCGCAATCAGCGGCGACAACAATTCGTCGTGCAGCCGTTCCAGCACCGGGCCGAGCGCGAGCAGTTTTTCCTCGTGGCGTTCCTCGATTTCGCGCGCGGTAATCTCACGCCGATCGGACTGTGCCAGCATCAGGAACAGGTCAGCATAATAGGCGGTATTGATCCGCCGTTCATGCTGCATGATTTCCTCTGACAAAAACCGGATGCCTTGCGGGTTTTGCTCATACAGCGGACGGATCACGCCGCCCGGAGTGGTCGCATCGTTGAACACGACGCCGCCGGGAACGTGCGTCATGGTCCGGCGCGCCGCCGTCGGCGCTTGCACCGGAGGCGTCACGAGCTTGTCGCCGGCCTGCGCCTTGCGCCGCTCCAATCGCTGCAGCGCCTTGTTGTCGCCGAACGCGTCAAGGCCGGGACCGTTGCCATACACGTCGCCGGCCATCACGTCCCACCGGGGCGCTTGCAAAGGCCATTCGTTGTAGCCTTTCATTTCGAGACATTCGTCGCGATCGCCATCGCGTTCGAAGATCGCGGAAATGAACGGCTTGCCTTCGACGCCGTAAGAATTCCGAACCTGTTTCATGTTCGGTTCGATCGCTTGCACGCACATCACGATTGCGTCGTAATTGCCTTGATCGTACATAGCGCGGACGTGCTTCGACACGTCGTCGCCGTACAGGTCGACAAGCTGAATGACCGTGCGCGGGAATTCGCGATAGACGGTGTCGACCGTCCCGCGCCCGTTGACCGCAAACCGGAATTGCCCCGGCGGAAACAGCGTCGCGCGGACCACGTCCTCGAAATCTTCCTCCAGAAGATTGCAGCCGTTGCCGATATCGCCGAGGTCGCCGTAGATCGTCGCGAGCATGTTATAGACATTCGATCGAGCGAACACCGTCGACATGCGGCGCGCCGTCGTCATCAGCCACGACTTGACCGACGAGAATTCCGACAGGTCCGGATCGTCAGTCGTGATGCGAAACCATGGCCGGGCCGGCGACGATACGCCGCTCATCATGCCGGCAGAGCAGGTGCGCGACGCGATCGTTGCCGTGTTGTTTAGGATTTTCCCATGCAGTCGGGTTTGCTGCTTGTCGAGGATCATAAACTTGCCGCGACGCGGCCGGGTCAATTCGAGGATGCCCTGCCACTCATCGCGGAACGGCGTCCAGTCCGATGTTAGCTGCGAAAACCGCCGCTGAAACGGTTCGGTCAGATTGTTGCTTTCGACGAATTTCGGCTTGGGCAGCCGAATGCCAGGCCCGCGATTTTCAAACGGGATAGCAGGTTTGCGTGCAGTCGCGGCGCGAGCCATGGCGGATTACTCCCCGAGAAGGACTTTCTTACCGGCCGTCGTCGCCGTGCCCAGGTTCGACGCGAAGATCGTATCAGACGAGAGCGCGGCCATGCGCTCAATGTCGTAAGTGTTATTTTTCGTCTGGACGACGTCCGCCCAATTCGCCGGTTTCGGCGCGCTTGGCGGCAGAGACGGCATCGCGGGCGCAGAGCCGCCCGACTGATACAAGGTTCCGGGTACAACAGGCCCGCACATTTTAGCGCTCCGTTCCATAGGGATCATAGTCCGCCCCGTGTGCGGCATTGTCCCCTCTAAGCGTCTGAGCCGCTTTCGTCAATGAACGCGGCCCCACGGGATAGGCGAAGGTCAGAGCGAGCGCGTCCGCGTCATCCGGCGAGGCTTCGCCCCGGTCGCGCAGATCGTCCTTGCTTTCCAGCACGTAGCGGTTCTGCCCGTCGAAATAATACTCGCGCACCGTCAGATCGGTCTTGAGCCCGTCGTGCTGTTCTATCGCGCCGCCGGCCTTGAGCCAGTCGCGCATTTGCATCCACATATAGGCCGCCATGTTGGCGCAGGTTCGATCGGGCGACTTGCCGCCGAAATTGACGCCGATGATTTCGACGTTGGTATCGCCGGCAAGCTGGCGCAGGCGATCGACGACGCCACCGCCGACGCCAGTCTCATCGACGAATATGACGTCCGCGCGTAATTCGTTGCAGAGCTTGAACACGTGCGCCGCAAGCTGCATCGTGTCGATACCGCGAAACCGGAGCGGCTTGTATGTCTTGCCGTTGCGCCCTTGCCGGACGCGGACAACGCTTTCGTCGGTGCCGTACCGGGCAACGTCGACGCCGATGATAATCGGATCGGTCGCGTTCGAGAACGCGTCGCGCTTCATTGCCGCTTCGACGTCCGCCGTCGGGATAAACTGCGACGACGATTGCGACGGGAATTCGCCCAGGATTTTGACCTTGACGTAATCGCTATCAATGCCGTGCGTGTCGATATCCTGCTGCAGCTTTTCCTTGTTCGGAATGCGCGCGGTCCGGCTATCAATCTTGCGCGTGTTCCACAGGTGCCGCTTGCCGTGGAAGGCTTCGTAAAAGTAGCCGCTGTTTCGCGTGGGGTTGCCCCACATGAACATCATCGGTTCGCCGTCGGTCAAACCGCCTTCCGCCGTTTCGAAGATCGGTTTGGGCACGGCGGACGCCTCGTCGAATAGATAGAACGACGAGCTATCGGCCGCGTGCTGGCCGGCAAAGGCTTCGGGCATATGCTCACGCCAGGCCATCGCCGTCAGCTTCCACGTCTCAGGATGATCGCGGTGAAACAGCTTCATTGCGCCGCGCCCGCTGACCATTCGAAACCATGGTCCCCACAGACAGCGCTTTTTCCAGCGCGCAAGCTCAGCCCAAGTTTTCGTCTCTAGCTGCGGCGACGAGTTCGCCGTCACAATCCCCTTCGCAAACGGACGCGTCGACATGATAAACAGCGCCACGAAACTCACGTCTGCGGTTTTTCCGATGCCATGTCCGGACGATACGGCCATCCTTGTTGGCGTGACAGCCGTGTGGCCGTCGAATTTTCGCTTTCTCAGTTCCCGACCGAAATCCTCTAAATGTTCGCATTGCCAATCATCCGGCCTTTCCCAACGCGCAAGCTCACCTTGCCCCCACGGGAACGCGGCGAGCGTCCAGCCTAACGGATCATAGAAGAATTGACCGGCGAGTTCGGTCAGTTCCGCATCGAGGTCTTTGTCCGGTTCGCTCATCCGATCCCCGCCGCCCGCTGACACGCCTTACGCTTCATGCGAGACCACAGCCGCATTTCAGCAGTCCGCGCCCGGAAGTGTTCCGCGAAACGCTGGTAGTTTTCGAATTGACGATACCCGCCATTGACCACGCCAAACGTCGCGGCATCTTCCCGCCGCTGATATGCCCGCCGCCACGCCTTGCGCCACCGTTGCGGGATCATGCGCCAGTGATCGGCGCATATCCATTCCGAATACGGCTTGCCGGTCCAGCGCCGGCAAAACGGTACGCAGCAATTAGTTCGCCTCGACACAGTTAGACGCCTCGACATTGCGGCGGATCGCGAAGCCTATCTCGCACCATGCGATCGCATGAGCCGGCGGCCAGTCATCAATCTGAATATGGTTCGGCCCTGCCATCGTGTGATTAATGATCCGCCCGGTGAAGCCCGGAGCCGGCCGGATATAGCCGTTGCCGAACCCGGCATGATCCTGCCGGAGATTGACGGCGCGCATGACGTTCGACGGTACGGGTTTCGTGAACGGCGTTGGATCGAACAGGATCAGCAATTCGACGTGAATTCCTTCCGCCTCAAGCCACTCTGCCATGTCGATCGCCGCATCCGCGCCGAGCGAGTGCCCGCCGATGATGATCGGCAGACAATCCCGCTTGTGGTTCGCGCGCACGGTTTCCCACAGCGACACCACCCGGAAATGCGAGCGCAGATATCGCGTCGCCGCCGTGCCTTGCGTTCGTTCCGACCCGGCCGCCACCGTATCCATGCCGCGGCTATACACCTGCCCGGCCAATCCGCGCATGAGATAGACGCGCGCTTTCGGGAGGGTACCCGGCTTCACTCCGGCCGCCACTTGGCAGCCCGCCGCCGCCGGCTTGACCGGTGCAGCACCAGCGCCCCAAACCAGCAGCAGCAGCAGCGCCACGACGCCGATCGCAATCAGGATCATCCGCATCATGCGCGACGCCATGTCGATCAGCGCGAGCCCGTCGTCGTCCTCATCGACATACCGCTTCCGCATTTCATCGTCGACCGACTTGCGCCAGGCCGCTTGTTGCTCATCGAATTCCCGCGTCTCGCGCGCGAGCCTTTCGTCGTCGGTTTCGCGCGACGCCAAGACGCCACCGTTCTGCATCCGCCATACGCCTTGGCTATCTTTGCCGATCAGGTCCGGCAACCGCCCGAAATCCTCTTTCGATAGTTTCCCGCCTTCGCCCGTCATTCCCAATTCTCCACTTTCCACCACGTCTTGTTGAACGCGTTATAGGAGGTTTTCCGCCGGAATTGCGGTTTGCCGGCCGCGTCGAAACCGGCGTGAAGATAGGCCATGTTGTGCAGGATCACGATATCCGGCACCGACCCGTCGCTTTCGATTTCCAGCGCCATGCGCTTCGGCCCATCGAGCAGGACAGCCGGCAAGCGCACCAGCCGATCGACTTTCGTTTGCCGCCCGGTTTCGCGTGAGTGCTTTTCCGCCAGATCGGACGCGCAGACATGGCACAGGTTCGGCCCGCCGCATCGGGCGACCAGCCCATCGCGGCGCGGGTAAACGTGGCCGTGACCGTGATCGCGCTTTTCTATGAGTTCAGCGGCGGTAAGATTTGCGTCGTGTCCCAATACAGGCCCCTCTCGATCAACCAGAGACGTTTTTTCGGATCGCGCAGCCAGCGCTCAGAAAACGCGCGCTCCTGTTCAGTAAGTTCCTCACAGTGTACGCGCGCCAAATGGCACGCGGCGAGCAAGGTGTCGTCGTCCATGTCTCCAAAGCCAGCTTTCCGTAAAGCCGCAGGATCGAGCGAGCGAAGCAAGGCGGTCCGATCATTACGCAGATCAGCAAGACCCGCGATATCATTGGCGTCTTTCGAGGCAGCATAGAGATCGAGCCCTTTTCGGAGTGCAGCCTTGGGCATCGAGTGCGCGCAAAAATGCATGTGCGGCCCCTCGATCGGCGCGTTGCAGCACGGATGCTTGGCCTCCGCGCGATCCTGCAACAGCGGGGTCATCACATCGTCGTCCGGATCGTCCAGACTATCTAGCAGCGCCGCGAGCGCCGGGTTTGCCTTCGGTTTCATGTCCGCCATGTCACACCTTTGCTGTATCGACCGACACGACGGGATGCGATCGGCCAACAATGCCGAGCCGCACCGGCCGGCCGCACAAGATCGCGATCCGCTCACGCCACGACGCGCGCCAGTAAGAGAACATCATGCCATGAGCATCAACGATCGGCAGCGCATCGCAAGGCCCGCCCATCTTTTCGTCATCCCAATCGACCGGCTTGCCGAGTTCGCGCGTCGTGAATTCATTCCGTGTCGGTTTCATGTGCCCTCACTCGTTAAACGGATCATAGTCCGCGCCGGCCGCCGGGACGCCGACGCCTTTGCGTTCCTCCGCCATTGCAATGGCAAGGCGGTTTTCTTGTGACAGGCCTTCGTTGCGCTGCAGGCGCACCCGATCGACCATCCGCCAGTCGCGATCATAGCCGGCGAAATACAGCCGATCGAGGTCGACCGCGCCAAGGTCCGCCGATCGCGTCACCAGCACGCGCGTATGCACGATCCGCTCATCGGACAGTCGCCCTTCGAAAACGTCGCCGGGCGCAGACGCGTTGCCGTCGGCATCCATGCCGGAGGCTTCCAAGATATAGCTGACATAGTGATCGGTCATCGCATGCGCCCGACTAACCCCGTCGCACCGCGAGTATCACAAGGAACCAAACGACAAAGGCGACACCTGCAGCATTCGCGAGCGCGTCTATCATAGCTATCTCCGCATTTTCCGCAGCGCCCACATTCTGCGAATGTTTTCGCCTTGCGTCACCCACTCAAGATTGTCGGCGCGGTTATCGAGACTGTCACCGTTCTTGTGATCGGGGACGTGTTTCGGCGGCCGAGGCTTGCCGGACATTTCCAAGACCGTGTGCGACAGCATGATCGAGACTTGCCGCCGCTCATATTGGCAGTCTTTCGCGCGCGACGATCCGGGCGCTTCCGTCGTCCGCTTCGGATGCGGCGCGCCCGAGCCCTTCGACAGCTTCACATTCCAACGATAGGCGGACAGGGCCGGCAACAGATGCGCGTCGACAATCGCCTCATACTTGCCGCCGGCAACCGGGAGGATCGCCGCGCCGGCTGCGATTTTCTTGGCGCGCTTGCGCGCTTCCATGCGCTCGATCGCCGCCTCAAGATCGGCCTGCTGTTTCGCCCAGGTCGACATGCCGTCAGTCATTCGCAGCGCCGTCACTTCATTGCCGCCTTGGCGTCGGCGATCGCTTGCGCGTGCGGCCGATCCGGTTTCGTGCGCGGGCAATTCTTGGCGTTGAATTTCGACGGATACCATGACGCGTTCTTTGACATGCTATCCGCCGTCTGGAACGCGTCGCAGCATTGGCAATAGCGCTTCCGCCGCTGCACCACCCATTTATGCGCCGCCGTCATTGCCGTACCCCATCGATCGAAGGCCTTTCGCGACCAAATTCCAGACATGAAGCTGCAGCCGCGCATGGTTCAGGACTTCGCCGCGCTTCATCACCGTGCCCTTGTCGAGGTTTTGTTTCGACCGGCCGCGCAGCGTCCGCACGTCATAGTCACCTCGATTTTTGTTGGTGCTATCGCCGCGATTGCAGATATGCATGCGCGCCAACTCTAAGACGCGGCCGGTAATAGCCGAATGCAATTCAACCTTCACCACGATCATTCTGTGCCCTCCGTTTTGCCTGTTTCCGCAGCCGCTTCTCAGCCGCCGTCACCAGATCGCGCGCCGACGCGGCGAGCGGCTTTTTCCCGGCCGCGTCTAGCTGATATGCGCGCCTGAAATCCCGTTCCTGCAGCACCGCCACCGCTTGAGCGAACAGCGACAGGCCTTCCTTTTTCACCGGCATCAGCGCACCCACACGACGAGGAACGCGATATAGCCGAGCGCGACGCCGGCCGCGATTTGATAGACCTTCGTCATGCGCGCGGTCATCACGCGGCCCTCCGGCGGAACGGCCAACGCGGCAGCTTCACCACGTCGTCGCGATATTGCGGCGTTGGCTCATCGATCCGCATCGGGCCGACCCGAGCGCCGAACGGACCGCACAGTATCGGCCCGTCCTCAGTGAATTCGACATAGCATTGCGGCAATTCCAGATGCGCCAGGATCGCAGCGCGCACGTCGTCATGCATCGTCGTCATTGTCCACCCCCATCAGCAGCGCCATCACGACGCCAACGATTATCGATAAGGCCGTAAACATCGCGGCGCGCCGAGGATCGCGAATAACAGCAGCGCCGCGTAGGCGATTGCGAGCATCAGCATATCAGGCCCGGAGGCCGCAGGCGAGACGGCCGGCATGGCTTGCGCCCCGAGAACCAGAGCCGCGACGAACGCCGCGACCCGGAGAAGCGTTTCGATCGGCCGGCGGGTCACGACGACGCCACCACTTCACAGCCCGCGTCGCGCAGGCTTGCGATTAGCCAGCCGTATTCGCAGGACATAAGCACGCCGCCGCCGCCGCCAGAAAGCAGCAGTTGGACGGTATTGCGATCGGGCGTAGGGATAGCCGCCTTGATATGGTCGACGTTGACAAGCCACGTATCGCCGTGAACGTCGACAAGCTCGATAAATCCGCCACGTTTTTTCACAGCGCACCGCCAGTCGCTTCGCTCGATCGGGCCTTCTCAAGACCCGCGAGCAATTCCTTGCGGCTTTCGTCGAAATACTGCCGCACCGATGCCGCCGCCGTCATCCGTCCAGAGCCGAGCGTCAGGGCGTCGACGTCGACCGTGGCGACGACAGTGAACGGCACGCCGCGCACGTCCGCCACGATCGAATGCCGAAACCGTAGCGTGTTTTGCTTCGACCCCTCGATATCGAGTTCGATCCGCTCACGCATCTGGCTTCACCTTGGTTTCGTCGAATTGCATGACGTTGATCATTTGCATCATTTCGGTCGACGGTTGCGCCAGAGCCAGAAAGCCGGACTTGTCGTCGTCGATCCGAACACGATGCTCGATCACGACCAGATCATTGACCAGCGCCACGGCTGCAGCGATTTCGTCCGCCGGCCGCTTGGCGATCAGGCGCTTGAATTCCTTCACCGCCTCGATCAGCTTTTTTGACGGTTCGATCCGCAGCAGATACGTCCGCCGCTCAAGATGCTTGTCCAGTTGATCCAACATTACGCTTGCCCTTCCGTTTTGATTGACGACAGTCGCGCGTCCGCGAGCGCTTCCAATAACCGAGCGCGCGTCCGCTCGATCATCATGTCGACGACAACCTTATCACCGCCAAGTTTGACGTTAACCAGCATCACGCCGACGATAAAGCTTTCAGCAATAACCAGCGCTTCCGACGCTGGCATGCCCTTGACCGTCGTCTCATTCATGAAATCGCGGAACAGCTTTTGGCCGATCCGATTATGATCGGCCGTCACACGGTCCGCGTCTCGCATGTTGTCATTCATCGCGCTTCCTTTCCTGTCAGCAACATGACGCGCGCGCATTGCGCCGGAAATTCGACGGTGTCGGGTACCCGGCGACGGGTACCCTTATGAGCGCTTTTGCTTCGACGGCGCGGCGACCGCTGCAGGCTTGCCGGCCGTGCCTTCCATTGCGATCAGCCGTTGCCGCGCCACGTCGCGAGCCCGTTGCACGCCGGCCGCGATATCGACCGAGCCCGACAATTCAACCTTGTCGGTAAACAGCTTCAAATGCTTGCCGAGCAGGCCGAGCGCTTCCGTCTTTCCCGCGAGCTTGATTTTCACTTCGCGTTGCTCGATCGGTTCGCCGTCCTTTTCCTCCGGCGGCAGCATGCGCGTCGTGATCGTCACCTCCTGAATTGCGCGCATCAGGTTCTCATCGGCATTCGCCAGATCGAATTGCGGCGGTCCGCCATCGTCCGGTTGCACCATGATTTTCGCGATGTTCGCCCGGCCGATCCGCGCGAGTTCGCCAAGGACGGAATTCGCCGAGATATCCAATTCCTCCAATAGCTCTGCCGTCCGGGCTTCAATGAACGCCTTGATATGCGGGCGCTGCAGTAGGCGGTGCCCGATCGCCCGCGCGTTTTCGAATTTGCAACCATAGCCGGCTTCGCGGACCGCGCGCGCCGCGTCGCGGTGCCGGAGATAGGCGCGCACAAACAGCCGTTGCAATTCCGTGAATTCTTTCGCTTCCAAGTCTTTCAGGTCGGCAGCGCTCAGCTTGCCAACCTCCGGGCCAGGCCCGCCGCGCGTCGATTTTCCCATTGATCCTTGATCCGAATATGCGTGCGCCCCGGCCGTGTGTTTGTCGTCAGCCGGGGCGCGTGAACAGGCAACAAGTTACATCGCTCGAATGACGTCTCCGCGTGAAAGGTTTCGTCCATGTCATCCCGGCCGCCGCTCATGCGATCGACCGTTGACCGCAGAATTCTGCCACGCACGCGCGCGCGATGCAAACGTCGACATTCGCCGACCGGCCGGTCAGTCAATTAACCAGCGCCCGCGTTCTGCCACCGCGTCTCTGCCTCTCTGAATTCAGGGGTAGATCGCCGGCCGGCAGTCCGAGGGGCGCGACCGACCGCGAATAGGAATAGCGTCCGCGCATGTGATTATAGTCCGTTCCCCGTAGGATTATTTTCGGGGGAACGCTGTTTTATGCCCATTCCATATGGCTCAAATGCGTGTCCGGAACCGTTCCCCCAGGGTGAGGTCCAAAACTTTTTACTTCCATACCCCGTTTGTGAGGCCACTGGTATTATTATGGCGAATAGCAAACGGGGTTCTTGAAGAAGTACTTTTGGCCTACTGTTCCAGGAACGGGGGTACAGCATTGAAATCATTGAAGATGGCGTTCCCCCAGGGGGAACAGCAAACGGGGTATTTGTTTTTCGATCGTTGATATCATTGAAGAAAATACCGCGATCGTTGGTGCGGAAAAAAATAGGTGGGGGTACAGCCTAGAAATCATTGGACATTTTATTGACGTCCCGAGGCCGAACCCCGTTTGTTGACATGGTGGCATGGCCGGTAAAATCGTATTCGATTAATATGCGTTCATCGGTCGGTTAACAGCCGTTCAGAAAAAAACCACATCGGGGGTATTGACGCGGTGTCAACAATCGCGGTATTGATGCGGACCGTGACAGGAAAGGACTGCAGATGACCTACGTAATTCGCTCCATGACCACCACCGACGCAATGCGCGGCAAGCCGGTCGAGCCCTACCACATTTATTTGCGCCGCCCCGAGCACCGCGCCAGCGCATGGTGGAGCACCAGCCGCATGGAGACGATGGAATTCGCCACGTTTGAGGAAGCCGTGGCCGAGCGCGATCGCCTTTCGATCGGCCGCGATCGCCGCATCGGACAGGTTGCCCCGAAGAATGACACCACCGTTGCCCCGTTCTGGACCGGCAGCGACGTCGACCACCGCTAATCAGGAGACGACACCATGACGACAGTCGCCGAACACACTTCCCGCCTCATCACCATTTGGGCCACCGCGAGCGAGAGTGGCTTGCGCGCGTGCCTCGACGGGATCGCCGAGCTTTACAACGAGAGCGAAAGCCGCGTCCTACAAGACGACTATCGCCGGCAGTATGAGGCCTGCGAGGCGATCGGCCGCTTGCGGTTCGATTGGTCGAAAAACCCACTTCGATAGGAGGGCCGCCGATGAAGGTTCTCAGCTATACCGCCGCCATGGCCTACAGCCGGCAATGGTTCGACGCGCGATCGCACGTCGAATTGTGGCTATCCCGGCCGGGCAATATTACCGCTTTGTTTAAGGCGTTCGACGACGAGGATTTTCAGTTCCAAGCAAGAGAGGGCGCACATGGGAATTGAGCAGGTAACACGCTTCCGTTGCGACGGAGAAGGATGTGGCTTTGAGCAGGAGGTTCCCGCCAGCGCCGCAAAAAGAATGGAGCATTCCGCGCCGGTCCGCCGCGTCATGGCGCGGTTTGAGGGTATCCACATCGACATGATTTCTGACGGATACCTATGCATCGACTGCCGAACCAAACTTCAAAAGACCGTCGGCGCGGCATGGTCCGCCGTGCTTCCCGAAATCCCATTCTGACAAGGAGACTGACCAAATGAGCCTATTCGACCACTTGAGCCGCGACGACTTCGACCAGATCGAAATGGTTCTCGATCGCGCCGTGAAACGGTTCAACGAGCTTGCGCCGCCGCATGACAAAATGGACCGCGACGAAATTAACAGCCTCCGGATGGACTTGTGCGCCGTCGGCAAGCATTGCCCCATGAACTGGACCGCGCTTTCGTGCGCCCCTTTGACCCACCTGGTTCACGACGTTTTCGGCATCCGGCAGCACATCGACCGATCGACCGGCAAGCTTGGCGGATGCTTTCTGCCACGATACGCGAAGCCTCGATCGCCGGATATCCGCAACAGGATCGCCGGCTATGTCGACGCGGCGCGCCGGATGATATGCGAGTGGAAGGCGTGCCCGTTCGACGCCGTCCACCTCGACGTCAAATATGGCCGCACCTACGCGAAGATCATCAATTACGACGGCGGCGCGCGCGTCTATGCTTTCGTGTGCCTCATCGACGTCGAAATCGAGAGCCACCCGCACAAGGCCGGCGATATCCTTATGCCCAAGACTTTCAAGACGCCGGCAATTCACGCGCGCGGCAACGTGTTCGACGATGACTATGGCGCGCGGTTCTCGACGTGGCACGGCCCCATGTATATGGAGCAGGTCCGCGCGATCCAGAAGGCGGACGCTGATGCTGCGAAACGTTGAAGGCCGGATCGCCGCAGCCGAGCGCCGGTTGCGCTCAATGCTGGAACAGCACGATAGCGTTCGCGTGCAGGATACGCGATGCTATTCCAGCAAACCGAACACCGTCGGAGGCGCGCTTTATTGGCACGCCGTTCAACGGTTGCTATCGCAGGGCGACGCCGTCCTGCGACAGCGCATTGTGGTCGACGTTCGCAAAGGGCCGGGCGAACGCGATCGACGGAAGATCGTCATGTTGATCGGCCCAAAACAGCAGGAGATTATCTGACATGAAACAGGAAACGATTACGCTGGAATTGAGCGAGCGCTTTCTGCAGTCCTATGCCGACAACAAGGCGCGCCAGGAATTTCTTATGGCACAGTCCGAGGCGCAGGGCTTCACCCGCAACCCGGTTGAGCTTGCAATGATGAAAACCCTGCCGATTGTTTTGGCGGCGCTTGAGGATGCAGTCGCCGGCAAGCTCGACACCGACAAAGCGCGCGCCGAGGCGATCCACGCCTTGCCGCTTTATATCGTGAACCTAGTCGGCACGATCCTTATGTCGCACATTCAGGCGGATCAGGTCGACGCCATCGGTTGCGTGCTTTTCAATAAGGCCCATGAGCTATGGCACAAGGGCAAGAAGGTTCACCTTGTAGAGCCGACCGAGCAATAACCACTAGCCCTAGCGGCTTTTACGCGCGGCAAAATCTCGTTACGTTGTCCCCGACAGGACCGGGAATGAAATACAACATCAGCGACATAAAGCGGGACAACCCGCTGTCCGAGATTTTGCCGCGCAAGTTCGGCGTGACGCTGCAGCGTGACGGGCGGGAGTGGAAAGCCTGTTGCCCGTTGCATGGCGAGAATACGCCATCGTTCACCGTTTACCCATCGCGGGACGGCTTCCAGAAATTCCACTGTTTCGGATGCGGCGCGCAGGGCGACGTCGTCGAATTCGTACAGCAGCATCAGGGCGTCGACTTCACAGGCGCTTGCGAAATCCTTGGCGGTAAACGCGAGGTCGACACCGGTCGATCGGTCGCGCCGCCAGCCGAGACGATCGACCCCTATGCCGGCTATCGCGCGAAGATGCCGCCGGCAGACGCGCCCGCGATCGAGCCCGGCGAGCAGACACCGCCGCTCCTAAACCCGAAGCGCCTCGACAAGGACGGCAAGCCCGCCTCGATCCGCTACACGCCGTCGCGCGTTCACGCCTACCGAGCGCCCGACGGGACGTTGCGCCACTACGTCTTGCGCGTCGACGTCGACGAGGATCGCAAGATCACGCCGGCTATCCTATGGGCCAAGAACAAGGACACGGGTTTCGAAGGCTGGTCGCACGGATCATTGCCAGAGCCGCGCCGGCTTTACGGGCTTGAGCAGATCGGCGGCGACAAGGCCCACCGACAGAGGCTTGTCGTCGAAGGCGAGAAATGCGCCGACGAATTCAACGCCCTTGGCATTAAGCAAATGGCCGCCTTGTCTTGGGCCGGCGGCGGCAAGGCATACGCTAAGACCGATTGGAGCGAGCTTGGCGACGCCGCCGTGTTCTGGCCGGACAACGACGATGAAGGTGTCCGGACCATGCTTGGCTACTGGACGCCGTCCGGCCAGTGGCGACCCGGCATCATTGAGCTTGCGTTCGCCGCCGGCTTGAAGCGGGCGAAATACATCACACCCCCAGGTGCCGATCGGAAGCCGAAAGGATGGGACGTCGCCGACGCGATCCAGATCGACAAACTGGACGCCGATCACGTCTTGGCCTTCATGCGGGAGTGGGTCCGGCCGATCACCCTGCAGGATATCGAGACCCGCAAAGCCGAGACGTACAGCGAGCCCGAGCCGAAGGCGGGTACCCGCAAAACCGACCCGGTAGAACAGGCGAAGCCGATCGAGCAGGCGAAGCCCGACACCGCAGAGAAGGCGAAAAGCAAGCCAGCGAAGCCGGCGCGCGAGAAGGCCGGCAACGTCGTGGCGATCCATGGCGCGGCAATCCCCGAGGGGACCGACGACGACGACGAGGCCGCGAATTGGAAGGGCCGCCTGCTGTTCAATGGCGAAGGCGCGATCAGGCCGCGCGCGTTCGCGAACATGATCCTTTATTGTCGGTTCGATCCGCAGCTTCGCGGCATCTTTGGTTACAACACTTTCGACAAGCGGATTTATCTCCTGTTCCGGCCGCCATGGGAGCGCCCCGGCGTGAACGATTGGAAGGTCCGCGAAATGTCCGAGGAAGATTATATTTCCTGCACGGCCTACCTTGAGCGCCACGGCCTATCACCGAAGCCGAACGATACCGGCCTAGCCGTTCTGGTCGCGTGCCGCGATAAGAGTTTCAACCCACTGGTCGACTATCTCAAAAGCCTGAAATGGGACGGCATTCCGCGCGTTCGCGGAGGCCGCGTGGCCGGCGAGGATTTGCAGCCGTGGCTTTCCGAATATCTCGGGGCCGACAACACGCCGATCAATCGCGCGTTCGGCATGCGCTGGTTAATCGCCGCTTGCGCCCGCGCGATGCAGCCAGGTTGCAAGGTCGATAACATGCTCATCTTGGAAGGGCCGCAGGGCCGGCGGAAATCGCTGATATTCAAGACGCTGGCGAACGTAGGCGGTAGGCAGTTTTTTTCCGATAGCGTTGGCAACATTGAGGACAAGGACAGCGTCCTGAATATGCAGCGCGCTTGGATTATTGAGCATGCGGAAATGGACATGCTCGACAGACACAAGGCGAACAGCATTAAGGCTTGGATGACACGCACGACCGACACGCTTCGCCGGCCGTATGCGAAGGCGTCCGAGGATTTCCCGCGCCACTTCATTTTCGCCGGCACCGTGAACCCGAACGGGACCGGCTATTTGAAGGACGCCACCGGAGGCCGGCGCTTTTGGCCCGTCACCGTGAAAGACCTCGACGTTGCCGGCATCGAGCAGGATCGCGATCAGCTATGGGCCGAGGCGATGCACCTGTTTTTGAAGGGCGAGCAATGGTGGCTTACCGAGGAAGAAGAACAGGCCGCGCGCGAGGTTCAGTCCGATCGCACCGAAATGGAGCCATGGGAGGACGCGATCGAGCGCTATGTTCGGCCGCTGGAACAGGTCACAGCCGCCCAAGTGTTGCGCGACGCGATCGGCCTTCCGGTCTATCAGCACAACAACCTTGCTCAGAAGCGTGTCGCCGAGAGCCTGTATCGTATGGGATGGATCAAGAAGAAGGTACGGCTTGAGCTAGGGCAGCCGCCGCGCAATGCCTACGTTCGCAAAAAGGAGGGCGACGAGTGACGCCCTTGACGCACGCGCCATGACGCAATAAATACGGGTTGCGCTCATTCCTGCGCGTTTCCTGTCAGTGACCGCCCGTTGACCTCCCGGCCAGCGGGCGGTTCGCTTTTCAGGGCCAGGCTTTGAGCCATTCGACATGCGCGACGTCGCGCGCCTCGATACCGTGCCCGCCGGCAGAGCGGACTTGCTGCAGAAAATTCGATTGCTCAGGCGTCATCACCACGCCGTCAGTCTTGACCTCGACCGCCGTGAACACCGCCACCGTCTTGCCGACCATGTCCGGCGTGATCGTGACGGGCGTCCAGCCGATCAGGTCCGACGATCCTTTGCAGAGCCCGGCGCGAAGCGGACGCGCGTCGCGAATGATCACCGTCGTCACGCCGGCCTTGGATTTGATTTCCGCGTTGCCCGCCCACCCGACGCCAGTGTTTTGCCGGAACAGGCGCGCGCCCAGGGCGGACGCGCGCAGCAGGATTTGCTTTGATAGCGCTTGCTCAGACACGGCTCAGAACCTCATTCGATATTGCGCGGCTTGAGCTTCGACCCGACGTTGCGCCGCCGCTTGGCGCGCCGTCCATTTGTAGCCGGCCCACTTCTCAGGCTCAGAATATCCGCGCCGCACGCCGAGCCGGATTAAATCCTCGATCGTTTGGCATTGCCATTCCTCCCGCGCGCGCGCCGCTCGCATCGCCTTGACGTCGATTTCTTTCAGGTCGCCGTCCTGTTCCTCGACCGCGCGCCCGCCTTCACCTTTCGGATGCACATAGCCGCAATAGGGACAGGCCGGCTTAGTCGCGGGATGCACGCCGTAACATTCGGGACACTGGCGGACGATCGGCCCCGTGTCCTTTTGCTTTTTCGATCGGCCGGCCAACGTCCATTCCCGCTCATCATCGGGCAGCCCGTGCCGGGCCAGATTGCCGGCATGGTCTAGGATCACAGCGTATTCCTTGCCCGGAGCAGGGCGCAGCGCCCGGCCGCATTGCTGCAGATGCAGCGCCAGGCTTTGCGTTGGCCGCGCGAGGCCGACGCAGTCAATCGCCACGTCTTGGCCGGCTTGCGCCGCCAGATCATAGCCTTCGCCGAACAGATCGACGTTGACCAGGACGGACAGTTTGCCCCGCGCGAAATCGCGCGCCGCTTGCGAGCGCTCTTGCGTCGACGAGCTTGCGTCCAAGTGCCGCGCGGGAATGCCAGCGGCATTGAACGCCGCCGCGATATGCTGCGAGTGTTCGACCGACACCGCGAAATAGACCGCGCGCCGACCGCCGGCTAGGGCCTTGTAATGGCCGACCATGTTGCCGACGATCGCGCCCTTATCCATGACGTCGACCAATTCGCCGCGATTGAAATCGCCGGCCGTCGTGTGAACGCCGGACAGGTCCGGAGCCGACGGAGCATAGGCCCGGTATTCCGACAGGAACCCATTCTCGATAAGCCACGCCACCGTCGGGCCAAGGACGATCGACTGAAAAGCTAGGTCAAGGCCTTTGCCATCCAGGCGCACAGGCGTCGCGTCCAGCCCGACATGCTTGCAGTTAGGCCCGGCCCATTCGAAAACCTTCTGATAGGTCGACGCAGCGATATGCTTGCACTCATCCCAAAAGATTATGTCCGGAGCCGCGACGCGATCCAGCCGGCGCGCGAGAGTGGCGACGCCGCAGACCTGAATTCGCATGTGCGGATTGTGCGGGAAGCCGCCGGCCGCGATGAACGAATGCGGGATCGCCGCTCGATCGAATGTCAGGGACGTTTGTTCGAGCAGGAAATCGCGGTGCGCAATGAAGAACGCGCGCCGCTTTTTCTCATTGACAGTGCCGCACATTTTCGCGGCGATCACAGTCTTGCCGCCGCCGGTCGGGCATTGCATCAGGACAGAGCGGGACGACCGAAGCGCTACACGCGCCTCCGATATCATCCGGTCCTGATAGGGCCGGAGGTTAAGAGGCATAGGCCTTGATCGCCGTGCGCAGTTTGCTGTTCGAGATTTCTTGGCCGGGCTCAAGCGGCCGATCGCAGCACGGGCAAGCGTTCGGCGACAGGTTCGCAAGGATCGCCTTTGCGTCCAGCTTCCGCTTGCGAGCGCCGGCAAGGATGCGATTGTTGAACCGCGCCGGGATCATGCCGTGATAGCCGCGTTTGCCGCCGGCCGCGAAGCGCGAGATTGTCGCGGGATCAATCCCCGTCGCGCGATGCATTTCCATCACGCCGCCAAACATGGCGGTAATTCTTTCGGCCCGATTGCTCATCGTGCGCCCCTTCATTTTTCGATCGAGAAATATTAGGCCCGCCTTGACACCACGTCAAGACGCCTCTAATTGTCGACGACTGACAGGACGCAACGCAGGAAAGGAATGGCGCAATGTCACAATCTTGGTTTCGATTTTCGGTCGATATCCCGGCCGACAAACTGACGACTGTCATTCAAGTGCTGGACGGCGAAGGCCGGCACATGGATATCAAGCAGATCACGCCCGCCGCACCGCCGCGCCAGACTATCGCGCGCAAGAAGCCAAAACCGGGCGAGCCGACGCCGACCGATATCGTGTTAACATCGCTTCCGCACGGCGCGCCGCGCACGCTGGCCGAGATTGGCGCGGCGCTTGAGGCGAACGGGTACGCCGCCAAGACAGCCAGCGGGACACTCGATCGCCTGATTAAATTGGGCCAAGTTGAGCGCCTTGCCCCGTCCACCTATCAGCGGAGGGCTTGAGCCATGAAGGAATTCAAACTCCCGACGACGATCGCCAACGTTCCGAATGACGAATACCACGCGATGCCGGGCATTTCGAAATCCGGCTTGTGGGATTTGTGGGACAAGACGCCGGCCCACTATCGCTACGGCGAGCGATCGGAAAAGACCGAACGCCACCTGCTGTTAGGGCAGGCGATCCATTGCGGCATTCTTGAGCCGGATCAGTACGAGGCCCGGTATCGTGTCGGGCCGGCCGCCCGCAAGAATGCGAAGGCATGGACCGACGTCGTCGAAGCGAACGCCGCCGACGGCTTCGAAACGCTCGACCCCACCGAGGATAAGACGGTTCGCAGCATCCGCGACAACGCGCACCGCAACAGCACGGCGCGCGCGCTTTTGAACGGTGCCGTGTTCGAACAGACCGGCCTATGGGAGGACGACGAGACGGGCGTCCTTTGCCGTTGCCGGCCGGACGCCTACAATCGCAAGCTTAATATCATCGGCGATTTGAAATCCGCCGAGAATGCCGGCTATCGCGCGTTCGCTGCAGCGATCGGCCGCTATGGGTACCACGTCCAGCATGCGTTTTATTCCGAAGGCTGGACGCGCGCGGCGAAGCTGAAACGGACGCCGGGCTTTATCTTCATGGTTTACGAGAAGGCCGCGCCTTTCGCGTTCGCAGCTTACGAGCTTGACGCCGCAGCCGTCGCCGAGGGGCAGGCCGTGATGCGGCGCGCGCTCAGTCTCTATGCCGAACACCACAAGGCCGAGCAGGTCGACCCGAAATATCGCTGGCCGGCATACCCGACCAGCGTCCAGCCGATCGCGTTGCCGCGCTGGAGCTTCACCGAAACCAATCAGGACTAGGACACATGGCCGAACAGCAGAAGCCCGTCACCACCCTCGCGCTCATCGAGCAGCGCAAACAGGGGATCATTGAAGCGTTGCCGGGATACATTCCCGCCGACAAATTCTTGCGCGTTCTCAAGACCACCATGACGATGCGGCCGGAGATTAATCGCGCCACGCCTCAGTCAGTCGTCGCAGAGGTTATGAAGGCCGCCGCCGACGGGCTTGTGCTGGACGGGCGCGAGGCCGCGCTTGTCATCTTCAAAGTCAAGAAGCGCCGCAAGCAGGGCAACGCATGGGTTGAGGAATGGGCCGAGGAAGCGAAATATATTCCGATGGTTCAAGGCGTCATCAAGCGCGCCCGCAACACCGGAGAAATCGCGGCTTGGGATAGCAGCGTTGTCTATAAAAAAGACAAGTTCAAATTCATCAAGGGCGACAACGCGCGGATCGAACACGAGCCATCGGGCGATGGCGACCCCGGCCCCGTGACGCACGCCTATTCGATTGTGAAGATGAAGGACGGCGCGGTATCGCGCGAGGTTATGACGCGCGCGCAGATCGACAGCATCGCCGCCCGGTCCCGATCGAAGGACAAGGACGGCAAGCCGTTCGGCCCATGGAAAACCGACTTCGACGAAATGGCGCGCAAGACCGTGATCCGCCGGCATTCGAAATACTTGCCGGTCGACAGCGACATGCGCCGCGTGATCGAGCGCATGGACGACGATTACGACCTCGACGACAAGCCCGCCGCGCCCGCCGGCCGCCGGCAAAAGAGCGCGGCTGACAAATTGAACGAGGCCGCCGAAAGCTTCGCCGTCGACGACGACGGCGTGATCGACGGAGAGTTTACCGAGACCGCGACCGACCCGAAGCCGACGGCAAAGAACAAGAAGGCGACCGCGAAGGCCGCCGATCCGGAGCCGCAGCCAGAGGACGAAAACCAAGACCAGCCGGCGGGCGATGACCAGCCCGAAGATAACGACTTGGTTTAGCTGACCGCCGTTAAACGGAGTTGAAGATGGTCGTGCCCTGCGAAAAAGGCCCGCAATGCAACTGGCCGGCTTGTCCGGCCGATTGCGCTGGCCGCCAGCCGAGGCCGCTCCCGACACAAGCCGAGATCGACGAAATCTATTGCGACGACGCGACCGATTGCGATTGCGATCAAGCAGTGGAGGACATTCTTACGGGCCGCGTGGACTGCTACGTCTGCGGCAATTTTTGGTATCGCTAAACCCGCCTTAACGTAGTGAGACGACGCAAAAATGAACGCACGCAAACCGGAGGCTCAAGTGAGCGAAGTCATGGAATTGAAGCGCAACGAGATTCTGTCGTTCGACGATGGCCTGCTGACGGTCAAGCTGACTGGGCACGAGGACGGCAGCAATGGCTGGGGCGAACTTGCCTTCCATGAGCGGCAAGTCGAGATCGACGCAGACGGCTTCCACAAATTCGAGATACCGCCGTCCGAGCTTCGCGCGCTGCGGGATTTTCTCAATCGCGTAGTCGTTTAACCCGCCTAAACGGAGTTGAGAAATGACACCTGCACAGGCCAAGGTCCGCGCGATTAAGAACGACATTGACCGGCAGCAGCGCGTCATCCGCAATCTGGAGGACGAGATTAAGGACGCCACTTCCGAACTGAAAAGGCTGAAGCGCGACCTTCACCTTGCTACGCAACACAGTTGAACCGCCGTTAACCACTTTCGACCGCGCCGCGCGGATCGCGGCATAACAAGGAGACTACCAATGCCAAGAGTTTCAGGTTTCAAGTTTTCGATCAGCGGTTTCTTGCCGGTCGACAAGACCGACGTCGACAAGCAGATCGGAGCGCTGAACCTTGTGAAGGCCGCGCAGACCGGCGACCTCGCTTTCATCAAGAAGCTGAAAGCCGTGTCGGTTTCTGCCAAGGCGACCAGCATGGACGACAAGGAAATCGCCAAGGCCGAGGAAAAGGCAGCGAAGGCCGCCGCGAAGGCCGCCGGAAAGGGCAACCAGCCCAAGACCGCCGAGCCGGCGGACAGCGACCAGGGCGGCGAATACACCGGCTATAGCGGCCCGCAGGACAGCGGAGAATAATTCCGGGCCACACTACCGGCCGGCCCTTGACAGCGCGTCATGGGCCGGCCTATTCTATCCGGGTACCCGCAAGCCCCATGACAGGAGCGCGACCCGATGGCTAAGACAATCCGAGTGACATGCCTTGAGTGCGGCAAACCTCACGAGACCCGCCGGCTAGAGGCGAAATTCTGTTCCGAGAAATGCCGGAGCGAATTCAAGAACCGCCGCAAGCTTCGCGGCGCAGAGCTTTACGATTTGTTTATGAGCATGCGCTATAGCCGCGACGAGGCCGCGAACGAAGGCGTCTGGAATTTCATGTGTCGCATGGCGCAGCACTACAAGGCTCAGGACGATCGCGACCGCGAGGGCCGGCAGTCGTGGACGCCCGCGAAAGAAGTGAAGGCCCGCCACCCCCACCTAAACGCTACCGTCGTCAACACCAACGCAGCAGGAAATCGCAGATGAAAGCCCCCACCCCAAGCGTCGAAGCCGTGCCGATCAATCTCGCATTCGAATTGCCGAAGCGCACCGAATGGTTGCCCGTCCGTTGCTGTTGCCAGCCGCAGAAGGTTTTCGGCTTCATGCGCGTGCCCGTCCGCGATATCGACACGCGCCGCCCGCTGTTCATTCCGTACCGCATGCGGAACGGGGCGGATATCGGGATCGAAATCCGCGTGTTCGCCAACGGCGTGCGGAATGAGGAACGCGCGATTTATTCCGACGATCGGCCGATCGAGTTTTGGCGGCAGTTCGGCGAGGACTTTATCGAGGTTCCGGCATGAGCCTGTTTCCGCCGCCGGACTTCGACACGTTCCCCGGCCAGGTCTATGCCGGCTTCGACTTCGAACACACGCTGCACCCGGTAAAGGCCGCCGCCCACTTGGAGAAGATCGCCGACGTCCTTGTTGAACGGCAGCGCGAGGCCGGGTCCGAAATGTATCAGCTATTTATCATCGCGTTCGGCCGGTCGAAATGGTACTCGCACGTCTTGATCATGGACAAGCCAGCGCCGGCAGGATCGACAATCGCGCGCGAGCTATCGCAGGCGGCATTGCACCGCCTCGAATACTTCCGCAAGAACATCGAAGAAGATGCAGCGCGCCCGGCCGAAGGGCACCACGGCCGAGCGCGCGCGAGCGACGACGACAAGGACTAACGTCGCCGCCCTAACCCGGATCGCGACCGTGCGCCACCGTGAACGGCGCACGGAACGGGCCAGTCTCAATCGGCCAGAAATAATGCGTCCAGTTGCAGCGGTATTGCCGCGTCGCCTGATAGTACGCCGGCCCTTCCGCCATCTTGGGATCGACCAGCAGCGTCACCGTAAATTCATCGTCGCCGATCGGCAGCGTCCGCGCGGGAAAGCCGAGGTCAGGGACAACGTACCGGCCGCCCGCGCTATCGAATAGGTACCGGATCACGCGCGTCTGACAGGATCGAAACCGGATTGCCTTGTGTTCGATCCGGATCACGTCGCCGGGATACACCACCGCCGGCCGCGCCGTCATCGATCGATAGGCGATCGGAGGTTCGCGGTCCGCCAGGTTGAAGCCGACCCACCCGCCGAGCGAGCCCATGACCACGATCGACAGCGCGCGCGACAGGTTGCCACGATCGCAGAGCCACGCCCAGGTAGGGCTTTCGCAGATGCGTCTCATCGCTTGAACCACGCTAGGATGTTTGTGATCGCGTCGCCGGCCTGCGATGCGAATATCAGCGCACCGAGGAACGTCGCCATTCCCCACTTGATCACGCCGGCCATCACGCCGGCAGCGTTTGCGAGTTGCGTTGCGCGATCGAGCTTTTCGATTTCATCTTGCCGGGCATCGCGCAGCCATTGCAGCGTTTCCGGCTTAGCCTGCAGCAGGAAATCGCGCGACTGCCGAGGCAGCCGCGCGTAGAAATCCGCCATGTCGACAATGTTGACGACGTCTTGATCGGATAGCGTTTCGAGAAACCGCCGGACCGTGAGCGGCAAGGCAGGATAACGCTTCTCATCGTCCGGCATTCCCAACCCTCACCGCTTGGGCATCGCGTAATCGCGCACGACGCCGTCGTACCAGGTCCGAAGCCGGACAATGATCGTATTCGCCTTTGCCCGTCCAGCCCTTTCGCGCGCCGCCTGCTTTGCAGGATCACGCTGCAGCGCCACGTTCACCGGCTGACCGTACTCAGGGAAACGCGGCAGCGTTCGCTTTTGTGCCGCGAATTGCTCAGTCTTTTGAAATGCCGCGCAGCCGGCGCAGGTCATCGTCAGTAAAGAGACGCCGACCAGGCGGGCAAGATATGACCGTGCCCGGCTTTGGTTTTGGTAGAGGGGTTTCGAGTGCCCGTTCGAATTCATCGATCAGTTCCTTGTGTTTGCGATCCAGATCGGCGAGTTGCCGTTCCGCTTCGATTGCCCTTTGCGCCGCTTTGTCTGCGGCGGTCTTGTCGATTTCGCGGGCCGCTTCTTGAGACTGCCTCGCCCGCTCATTGCAGGCAGCCCTTTCTTGCGTCCGAGCGCGCGCGTCAACAAACACATACGCCATAGCCACAAGAACCACGAGGCCGAGCGCGCGAGCGATCGGCGATCCGAGGATAGCAGGGAGAGCGAACGGCAGCATTACAGCAGCCTCCCGTCTTGATACTTTTGCACAACGTCCGTTTCCGCACGATGCGCGTTGCGCCACAGGTACAGCGCAATCCCGCCGACGCCGAGACCCCACGCCCACACCGGCACCGAGCCCATGGCGTCGCGCACATGCGAAAGGATCGGCGAGGCTTGATCCATAGCGTCACCGACATATTCGAACGCGCCGGCAATCGCCGAGCCGATCAGCGCCGGCAAGCCGAGCAGCCACGATCCGAATTTTTGCGCCTTGCTTGCGCGCACCGCCTCGACCTTCGGAGCCAGGTCAGAGCCCGTCACCGTCGCGCGCGCGTCGCCGATCGGCTTCTTGCCGGCCTTGTCCAGAGCGAGCAGCAGCGCGTCGTCGATTTCATCCGAGAGCGGCAAGCCTTCATTGCGGCGGAACACAAGGACCGCGTCGCGCGTGGCGTTCGCCATCTTGCCGTCAGGTTCGCCGACGACGTAATAGCCAAGATCGCGCAGCCGGCATTGCACCCGATACACCGTCGGATCGTAGGGGATTGCCTCGACCGCCACGACGGGCCGGCCCTTTTCCTCCGACAGGTTCGGCGCGATCGGCAGATCGGCGTCGCCGACGTCCGGCGTTGCATACTTATCTTCGACCACGACTTGCGACGCGGGCGCGGGCACGGGCGCTTCCTTGAGCGCGTTCGCAAATAGGCGCGCCTCAGTGTGCCGGCGCTTCGCCACGCCGCCGGTCCAGAGCCGAGCCATCGCACGGAATTGCGCGGGGATCGCATCGAATTGCCGCGTCGACATCAGCTTGCGGATCGCGCGCATTTCGGTGCCGCGCCCGGACTTATCCTTGGACGACGCCATGTTGTAATAGGCCGCACCCCGATTGTATGTCAGGGACACGAGCGCACCGAACGCGTCCGGCGGCAGCAGGTCCGTGTTCGGCAGCGCCTTCGCCGTGATCGCCTCCCACTTGGGCAGCGATACCTCACGAAACACCGCGAGCGCCACGTCATAGGGAATGTCGACCTTGCCCCGCATTGACGAGACGTAAGAGCCGGGCTTGCCCGACGCGCCGATCAACACGCGCAGCATATCGTCAGGGATGCGACCGCCCCAATCCTTGCGGATTTCGGCCGGGGTGTGATGTTTCAGATCGTAGCCAATCCCGATGGTCGGACCGCTCGACCAGCCGGGATTGATCGCGCCGCGATACTTCGCCTCGTATCGCGCCTTGTTGCTGATTTCCTCAGTCAGGATCAGCCGGAAAGATTTCTCACCGATACGCATGCCCTTAGTCTCCGTCCGGCCAATCGCGTTTCATGTTGTTGAACGCCTTGATATCTTCGACCGACGTCGCCGACTTGACGATCGACCGCAGGTAATCCGCGTGCTGTGAAATCGCAGCGATGCGGACATACATGCTGTTGATTTCTTCTTCGTCCGCGCGATCGTCGTCGTCGCGATCGGCTTCCGCCTTCTCCTTGATTTCGACATAGCGCGCCAGGTTGTGAACCTGTTCCTGCAGCGAAGCGACGCGCGCGATGCGGGTTTCTTCTTCGACCTTGAGCGATGCGATGATGCCGTTTCGCAGGCCTTCGATATCCTTCGGCGTCGCCTTCCATTGCTGCACGCCGTTGACGATTTCGCCCGGTTCGAAATCGTACAGACTTGCGTCAGGCGCGGGCGCGACCTTCACCCATTCATAACCGAGCGCAGCCATGTGCTTCTTGCCGGCAGCATCAGGACCAGGCGCGACGCCAGTGAACCGATCCGTCACGTCGACCACGCGAGCCGGCCGAACCTCGACCGTTTCGCCAGTCTCAGGGATCGTCACAACAACGGGATCAAGCGCCTGCTTGTACGTTTGCAGGAAAGTGAATTGCCCGCCAGCGTCGATCCGCGCGCCGTCGGCATTGCGCCAATAACCGTTAGACATTCGCCCTTCTCCCGTTTCCTAAAATGAGACGCCGGCGACAATCATATCGCCGCTTGTAGCGCTACGCGTGCAGGTCACGCCGATCGTGCCAGCCGATAGATTGTTTACACTTGCGACCGATCGAGTGCGAGTATTTTCCACTTCATAATCCTCAGTCGCGCCGGACCATGTATGAGTTCCGCCCGGCCCGCTTGCGTTTGACAACGCCCCAAATAGCGCACACCCGCCGTCAGTAACCGTCAGCGTCGGACCGCCGGCAGCGGTGCCGTTAGCTACCGTCGCCGTATTTGTCGAAACCGGCGTGATCGTGCCAACGTCCACAGACCTGTATAGCGTCAGGGTGCCGCGCCCTTTCGACGCCCCCCAACTTGCCACAACATCGGCCGTGGTGCCGGTCGGCACAAGCGCGATAAAGATCGCGACATGCATGACGGCGCTGAATGCTTCGACCAGCCGCGTCGCAGACACGCCGCCGATCGTGGCGGTTGCGTTGCTTGTATTGTTGTTTCCGTCCGCCGTCAGGACAGCGAGAAGGTACCGCGCCGCGTCCGCCGCTCCGGCATTCTGCGCGCTGTATGTATGCGTCGCAGAAGCGGGGCTTGCGTTTACCGATTGAAGAAGCTGAAACGTTCTTGGTGAAGCGCCACCCGGCGCGCGCGGCATGATGACACCGGGCATGAACAGCCGGGACCGGCGCGCGACAATCTCAGGCCGCCGCACCCGCTCACGGACCGGGACTAGAACGCCGCCGTCAAGACGCCACTTCATGCCGCCGCCCCCTTTTGGAGCATCGCGCACAGCACCTTGCCGGCCGTCGTTACATGATAGCTCACATAGTCGATCGCGTTCGCACCCGTCGACAGAACCGGGAAGCCTACATAATCCGAACCGGCTGACACCACGCGCGAGCCCGTAGCGTCTTGCACAAACCGTAATATGCCACACTGTCCGGCCTTCTTACCCGTTGGGTTGGCGAGCGAAGGCGAGCCGGTCAGGGTGCCAACATCAAAATTGAAGCCCGCGCCAAAATCCGGAGTGATGGTTGCGCCATAAGCCAACGCCACCGGAGCCGCCGCCGACCACACGCCGGCCGTATCCAGAATGCGCGATGCCGTGTTCGCTCGATATTCCGCAGCCGTCGCGACATTCGTCAGCTTGGCATAGGTCACGTTGGCGTCAGGGATTTTCACCGTCGTCACGGCGTTCGCATCAATGTCCGCCGCAGCCACCGTGTTCTTGTTGGCGAGCGCGCCTTTCGTGCCGCCGTCCTGCACGAGCTTGCCCGTCGTGCCGTTGAACGTCACGAGATTACCCGACACCGCCGAGGCCGGGCCGACGACGTCACCCGTGCCCGCGCCGTCCGTTCCCTTGTCGCCGCTCAGGCGATACGTCAGGACCACCGCCTCGTTGTTGACCAGCGGCGACGTCGCCGATCCGCCCGTGTTGACGATCGTGAAATTGCGATAGCCCGACGGCGTGGCCCGCGCCGACATTCGGAATTCAAGCCAGCGGTTGCTATCGGCTTCCGCCGTCAGTCGGAAGATCGCCTTGTTCGATACGTTCGTCGACACGTCCAAGCTATCCAAGATCGACGTGACGTTGACGCCGAAGCGGTCCAGCAGGTCGACGCGCATGACGACGGCAGCGTTTTGCGTCGCGTTGCCGAGCCGCACATATCCGTTGCCAGGATCAGCGTCCGCCGTCGTCGTCGAAAAGAGCAAGCGGATACCCGCAAGCGCAGCGATCGCCGCAGCCGCCGAGGCCGCAGCCGCCGAGGCAGAGGACGAGGCATTGCCGGCGGACGTGTTCGCTTCGCCGGCTTTCGTGGTGCTGATGCCGGCTTGCGTGGTGGCGATGCCGGCCTGTGTCGTCGCGATGCCGGCTTGCGCGGTCGCCGTCGCGGCCGACGCCGCCGCTTCGACCGCAGCGCTCAGGGCCGGGACGATATCAAGCTGCAACTGTGCGATTGCATCCGCGCGTTCTTGATCGCGCATGGCCGCCAGATCGAGCGCGCCTTCGATATCGGACGGGTTCCACGCCGCTTGATTTTTCAGGACAAGGGTTTGCTGTTTCGACGTCACGCGGCGGACGCGCACCGAATAGCCGGCAGCGAGCGCAGCGTTCGGCAAGATCGGATAAGTGATCACGCCGCCGGCTTCCAGCCCGAACCCGGTGCCGGAAATGTTTACAGCCGACGTCGTCACCAGCCCGGTCGCATCGTCGCGAATGTCGACGACGACGTTTGCGAGCGCTGGAATTTTGAAGCCATAATTCCATGTGCGGGTTGCGCCGTTGGTGGCGTACCAGGCCGAGACGCTTGCAGTCGACGCGATGCTCATTTGCGATCCTTATCGTTCTCAGGGCGCATCTTGATCAGATCGCGCCACGCAACATTGCCGTCCGATAGTGCCCGCCATGTATTGTTGATCGCGATATTGATCGGCCGGACCGGGAGCCCGACGCCGAGCCCGACAAGGTCGATCGTATTGCGGATGATTTTCCGGGGCGCATCGTCGCGGTCATAGTTCTTTACCGATTGGGCCAGCCTCTTGCCGGTTTCCAACAATCGGGACAGCGGGTCAAGCTGTACCGTGAAGCCGTTATCGAGCGCGCCGGCAAACGATCGGACGATCGGAACCGCCTGCAGCGGATACAGCGCCACTTTGCGCGCCGCCCACCCGGCCGCCGTTTCGTCCTCATCATCGTCGCCGGGCAGCTTGGCCGTCAGCAGTTCGCCGAGGATCGCCGGCACGACGATCATCCACCACAGCCGGGCCAGCGCATAGGCCCGGTCGATATTGTTGTCCGCGTCGCGGACTTCCTGATTGACGTCGCGAAGCTGATTGTAGAGCGCGGAGAATGGCGAATAGAACGGGTTGAGAAGGTTCGCCACATCGTTGCGCTGGACGCGCGCCAAGTCTTTCTTATAGCCCGAACCTTGCGTCAGGCGGACCGCTCGATCGCCGGCAGCGCGCGCGCCCGCCTCGTCGCCGACGTTTTCTGACAGGTGCTTGTGATAGCCGCCGAGCCACGTCGGGATCGAGACCATGTTATCCATGAACGCGATGCCGTAGAACGCGAAGCGCCGCGCGTTCTCAGCCTGAAACCGCGCGGTGCCGACGACGCCCTTGCGCCGATCGGTATGTTTCAGGATCGCCCGGCGGACGTCCGTTTCCATGGAGCTTTGCCGGTGCTTCATTTCGCCGGATCGCGCATAGACGAAATCGCGCGCGGCGAACGGGTTGCTCACGAATTGCTTGAGCCCGACCGCAAGCCAGCGCCCGCGCAGATACGCTTGCGAGGACGACAAGCCGACAAGCTGTGCCGACGCCGTCGTGAACGAGAAGCCGAGCGCGAAGATCGACATATTCGCCCGCGACGCCAGCGCCCACCGTTGCCACGCTTCCGCCGTGTCGGGCCGCTTGTCGCCGTTGGCAATGTCCGCAAGCCAGTCGCGGAACAGCCCCCGGATATTTCGGCCGACGCGCGTCTCAAGCGCTTGCTGTACGGCGGCATCCGTCAGCAGCTTGTTGACGTCGCGCACCACTTCACGATGCGTGATGTAGTGAATGACCTTCGACATATGTTCCGGCAGCACGGCCAGGTCGAAACGGATCGGCCGCGCGTAGCCTTCAACGCGCGCTTTCGTGAAGCCCTTTTCGGTCGACGGCGTCCGGAACGTGTTCGCTTCCTCAAACAGCGCAGCGCCCGCGCGTTGCTCCACATCGAAGGCGCGGCGCGGATCGTATGTCATCGGGAAATAGCCGCCGGGCAACGTGCCGAACGGCGTCTCGATTTCGCGCGCCTCGACTTTCGGCGGCACCGTGCCGGACATGCGCCGTTCGACCGCAGCGATTTCCGGCCAGAGCGAGTTGACCGCGTCCAAGATATCCTGCACCGCGCGCCAATCGGTTTCCTTCATGTTGCCGACGATCGCCTGCAGGTTTGCGGCGGTCCAGCCTTCGCCCTTGAGCATCTTATCGAGGTTCGATTGCGTGCCCATGTTGAGCGCGACAACGAGGATTTCGCCGCGCGTGAACGTGTTATCGCCCGGCAAGCCGGCGATCGTGACGCGTTCCTGCAGATAGCCGGGCGGGAAGCGCCCGAGAATTTCGTCAATGCGGCGCGTCATGTCCGCATTCATTTCGTTTTCACGAGATTGCGCCGCACTGATAGGTTCGAAGATCAGGCGGTTCATCGGCCCGTTCACGTCGCCGTCGTCCAATTCGGCAACAAGTTGCTCGATCTTTATGAGCGAGGCCTGCAGGCCGCCGAGCGTTTCATAGGCCTTTTCTTTTGCCGTCGGGTTGCGATTGGTCGATCGCTTCCGCAGCGCCGGCCGCTTGTTGATGCCGGCGACAATCTCATCGCGGGCCGCGCCGAATTCCGCTTCGCGCCGCTTTACCAAGATCTTATTTTTGAGCCGGCCCAGGTGTTCGATATTCTTGACCGCGTCGCGCAGGCCACGCAATTCGTCAACCGTCAGGTCTTTATAGGACTGGCGGAATGCATCGTTGCGAAGCGGCTCAGGGATCATGTCGACCGAATTGCCGGCAGCCTCCTGTTCCGCAATGAATTGCGCCAGCGACTTGCGCCGCCCGACGTCCGCCTGCGATACCGATCGGCGCATATCGAAGCGCTCAAGCAACGCCTCGATTTGATCGAGATAGTCGGGATCGATCGTGGCCGAGCGCTTGCCGCCAGTGAATTGCGACAGGTACCGAACAGCCGCGTCAACCTCATCGCGCGCGCGCCGGGCTTCCAGCGCCAGGTAGTGATTGAACAACTGACGCCGCTTGTATTCGGTCGCCTCGATCCAGCGCTCATCCAAGATCGCGCGTTCGGCCGCGCGCGCCGCCTTCGCTTCGCTGGCCTGATAGGTGCCGACGCGCGTCGCCTCCGGTATCTTTTTCGATCCGATCATTTCGCGCGCGGCACGAGCGGCGAATTGCTTCGCCGACGGCTGACCGTTGATGCCCGCTTTCTTGTTAAGCGCCGTCAGTTCGACGTCGACAAACTGGCCGCGCTTGTCGTTATGCATCGCCTCGACAGCCGCAGTCGCGGCAGCGTCTTGGTTCGACAGCAGGTCGCCGAATTGTTCGCGCATACGCTCATTGACACGATCGCGCGTCGCCATCGCCAGCGGCGGGGCGGAAATCAATTCGGTCAGCATGGCATGCCCCGACGCAAAGCCGAACATGCCGGCAATGACGTCGGGGTGCACGCCCTCCGAACGCGAGACAATGGGAGGAACGTATTTCGGAAGGCGCGGCAAGATGCCCTCACCATAGACCGCGATCACATCGTCGCGGTTCATTTGCAGCCGTTCGGCCTTGGAGCCATCGGGCATGGTGCCGTCGCGCATGAACGCCGTGGCCTGATAGACCGGCGACGCCGCGAGTTCGCGCACCACTTCCTCACGCACGCGGGCCTTCGCCTCACGCCAAGCGCGCGAGGTTTCGCGCTTCACTTCGCCGAGCATGCGCGACATGAAATCGTTGCGCGCGGTTTCGACCGCCTCATCGGCAAGCTTGCGATATTCGGCGAATGCCTCCGGCGTCATCCCGGCGGCTTCCGCCGTTTCGAACACCGGCCGGAATTCGGGGTTGCCGCGCGCCGCCGCGATTTCCTCATCGGTCGCCAGCAGCCGATCGAACACGCCTTTGAGCGCAGGCGACACGTCCGCGTTCAGGTTCTTGGCCGTGCGATAGATAAACAGCAGCCACGTCCGGAAGCGAGCGAACATTCCGCGCGCCGCCTCGCTTGGCGCTTCGCCGCTCATCAGATATTTCTCGAAACCCCGCGCGAATTTTTCATGCGCTTCGGTCGAAATCACGCCGTCGTCGCCGATGCCGAGTTCGGCCCGAACCGTATTCCAATCCGCCACAATGCCGGCCGGCGCGTTCGATCGCGTGGCAACGTCTTTCAAAACCTCAAGAAAGAAATGCCCGCTTTCGTGCAGGAACGTCGACAGGTCCGCCGTCTGGAACAGCGAGACCACCGTCTGCCCAGGTGCAAGCCGGATCGAGCCGCGCGGCTTTGCGTTGCCTTGGTTCTTGCTCTGGAACAGAATGCGCGCGTTCGCCGGGTCAAACGTCCCCCGGTTAAACTGGCCCTTCACCTGTGTTTCGTCGAAGGGTATCCACACGTCATGGGCTTGCCCGCCGCCCTTGCCGCCAGTGTCGCGGATGCCGTCATAGCCGAGCCCGCGCAGCGTATCCGTCACCCAATCAGGGATTGACGTCCACACGTAAACGTCACCTTCCTGCAGCCGCTGCGCCCATTCGCGCGGATCGCGCAGCGACTTGTCCCAAAAGTCTTTCCCCTCATTCAGGGATCGATTGTTCG